CCGCCCCCGCCCCGCCGTTAGTCCGACACCTTCGCGGGCGACGGTACACCCGGCCCGCGCTTCTCCCCAACGGAGTTGCGCGCCATGGATGCACAAGCCCGCCTCGCCCTTCTCGCCAAGAGCCTCGACGCCGATGAGCCGCTGCATGTGCAACGCGCCGAGGCGCTCGCCGATGTAGTCGAAGAGGATCGCACCGCTCGCTTCATTGCGAGCGACGCGAGCGTCGATCGATACGGGGATGTCATCGAGCCGCGCGGGTGGGATCTCGCCAACTTCCGGCGCAATCCCGTTTTCTTGTGGATGCACTCCCAGTATCAGCCCATCGGCACGATCAAAAAGATCGGGCTTGAGGATGGCGCGCTCATGGCGACGGTGCGCTTCTATGATCCCGGCGACTCGAAGATCGCCGACGATCTATGGCGCCTCGTGAAGAAGAAAAAGCTGCGCGCCGTCTCGGTCGGCTTCACGGTCAAGGGCGCCGAGGATTACGAATACATTCGCGACGACACCGATCGCGTGACGGGCATCCGCTACTTGCGGCAAGAGTTGCTCGAATTGTCATTAGTTAGCGTGCCCGCGAATCCCAACGCGCTACAGGTAGCGCGCTCGATGGGCCTCCCCGATGAACTCATCCGCCAAGCGCTGCCGCTCGATGCGTCAATCTCAGAGCAGCACCTTGCAATGCGTCGCCGCGCTTCCGCGCTGCGGCTCGCGGGCATCACCAAAGCAGCGCCGCGTTAGGCCTCTCTATCTACCCCCAAACTATTGAGGCGAGTGCTATGAAAGTTTCAGAAAGAATTGCGGACCATACCAAGCAGCGCAAGGGCAAGACCGACGCGCTCGATGAATTGCTCAAGTTGAGCGAGACCGAGGGCCGCGCCCTCACGGGCGACGAGCAGCAAAGCTTCGACGAGATCGAGAAGAGCATCGGCGACATCGACGAGACGATCACCCGACTCCGCGCGCACGAGGCGATCATCGCGCGCGGCGCGAGCCCGATCATCCGCGAGAGCCCGCGCATCGAGGTGGCGAGCGCACCGAAGGGCGCACGCTTCGCGCGCATGTGCCAAGCGATTGCCGCCTCGCGCGGCAATCTGCCGCAGGCGCTTGAGATCGCCAAGATGCAGTGGCCCGAAGATAAAGACATGCACAGTGTCATCCGCGCGCAGTCGCTCGGCATCACGCGTGCAGCCGTCGCCGCTGCCACTACGACCGATCCGGCATGGGCGGGCGCATTAGTTAGTGCTCAGACGATGTCGGGCGAGTTGATTGAACTCGTGATGAAAGAGACTGTCATCGGGCAACTCACGCAAGTGCGGCGCGTGCCGTTTAACGTGCGCATCCCGCGCCAACTCACCGCCGTCGGCTCGGCGAAGTGGGTCGGGCAAGGCAAGAGCAAGCCGCTCGGTAAGGGCACGTATGACTTCGTCACTATTCCATGGGCGAAAGCCGCGCTCATCGTGGTGATCACCGAAGAGCTTGCGCGCTTCTCGAATCCGGCAGCCGAGGGCTTGATGCGCGATGCGTTAGTTAGGGGCATCACCGACTTTCTCAACGATCAATTCGTCGGCTCGGGCATCGCCCCCGTCGTGAATGAGTCGCCCGGTGGCATCACTAACGGGCTGCCCGTCGGGCAGACCTTCCCGAGCAGCGGCGAGGCGCTCGCGAATATCCAATACGATCTCACGCATGCGGTCTCACTACTGCACGAGTTCAACGCACCGCGCGCACCGACGTGGATCATGCACCCGCAGAATCTCATCTACATCGGCAGCGTGCTCAACTCGTTTGGCTCGCCGGCTTTCCCGTCGGCAGCTAACAAAACGCTCATGGGCTATCCAGTGATCACCTCGGCGCACCTCGACACCGATGAGATCATCCTGCTCGATCAGGCGGGTGTGCTGCTCGCGAGCGATGACTCGGTGACGGTCGACGTATCGCGCGAGGCCTCGGTGCAGATGGATGACTCGCCCGTGACACCGGCCACCCCGTTAGTGAGTTTCTGGCAGCAGAACCTCATCGGCTTGCGCGGTGAGATGTATAGCTACTGGCAGCGCGCTCGCGATCAAGATGTCGTGATGATCACGGCAGTCGGATACGGGCAGACACCGCCCGCCGTGGTGCTCGGCACACCGGCGAGCAACGCATCGAAGCAGAGCGCATCCCCTAATAAGGCTGCGGTCTAGCCTCGATAGCGGGCCCCGGGGTGAGAGCGACACCCCGGGCGCCCGCCCCTAACTAGCCGTGAATCTCTTCGATGAAACTCTACTAAGGCTCGTGCGCTGGCGCACGCGGGCGAGCATGACTTCGATGCCCGCGCCGGCTAGCTACGGTGGCAACGCGCTGCCGCCACTCTCGCACGGCTCTTACGTGCACGAGCCATTCGCCGGGGCATGGCAGCAAAATAGAGAATGCTTCGGCCCGAGTGGCATCTTCTCGGCGGTGTATGCGTGCATCGCGATCATCGCAGGCGATCTCGCCAAACTACCGCCGCGCATTCGCCGCCGAAAGAGCGACGGCTCGAAGAGCGACGCCGAGAAGCACCCCGCCTCGACGGTGCTTTACTACCCTAACAAATACCAGACGCGTGTCGATTTTTGGGGCCAGTTCATGTCGAGCGCGCTTTTCACCGGGAATACATATGTATTTCTCGCGCGCGATGGCACCGGGGTGATACGTGAGATGCACATCCTCGACCCGCGCCGCGTCTCGGTGCTCATGGGCGAGGATGGCTCGATCTTCTATCGCATCGGGCAAGAGCGGCTCGCCGAGTTGCTTGAGAGCGATGTGATCCCAGCGCGCGACATCCTGCATCATCGATTGCTCACGCTCACGCACCCGCTCATCGGTCTGACACCGCTGTACGCTGCCGGTGTCTCGGCGATGACGGGGCAAACTATTCAGCAGAATAGCTATGCGTTTTTCGCGAACATGAGCCGCGCTTCCGGCGTCCTAACTAGCCCGGGGAAAATCTCCAACGATCTCGCCGCCCGTCTAAAAACCGAGTGGGATCAAAACTTCAAGGGCGGCAGCATGGGCCGCACGGCGGTGCTCGGCGAGGGCATGAAGTGGGAGCCACTCACCATCTCGGCAGCCGACGCGCAACTTATCGAGCAACTTCGATGGAGTATCGAGGATGTCGCGCGCTGCTTTCGCGTGCCGACCTACATGCTCACCGATGCGAGCAAGGTGAGTTTCAAAAACACCGAGCAACTCGCGCGCAATTACTACTCGCAGACTTTGCAGTATCACATCGAGAGCATCGAGGCGCGCATCGATCAAGCCTTCGAGTTAGCCGAGGATATTTACTGCGAGTTCGATCTCTCGGCATTGCTGCGGATGGAACTCGACGCGCGCATGGCTGCTTATCAGACCGGCATTAACGCCGGCATCCTAACTATCAACGAAGCGCGGCGCATGGAAGAGCTTGAGCCGAAGGCTGGCGGCGACGAGCCGCTCGTGCAAGCGCAGTATCGCCCGCTCTCGATGGCCGGGCAGCCGATGAACATGAGCGCCGCGCCACCGCCCGAGCCCGACGCCTCGGGCGATACGGGCCTCGACGCCGAAGATCCGGCGCTCGATGACAGCACCGACGAAGCCACGCTCGCCGACGAAGAGCTTAACGCGCTCACGCTGCGCGCCCGCGTGCGCGCTCGCGCTGCCGAGAGGTTAGCCGCATGAAAGCCTTGCAAGTCGTCGAGGTGATCACCGATGCAGTGAGCGACGCGGTGCGCGAGTTACTGCCGCGCCTCATCGCCGAGCACCTCGAAGCGCGCCTCGCTGCCACCGTCACCCCGGCGCTCGCGCTCGTCGAGCGTGCGCAGTCGACGGTGCACGAGCGCATCACCGATATGCAGACCGACTTCGCGGTGCGCTGCGCCGCGCAGAGCGATGCGCTGACAAATAGTTGGCAGCGGCAACTCGACGGGCTGCGCGGCATCATCGCCGAGCAACTCGAAGCGCGCCTCGGCGCCACGATCACCCCGGCGCTCGATACGCTGCGCCGCGATGTCGAGCGGCTCGGGCCGCACTTGCTCGATGCGAGTGCGCTCGATGAGACGCGCCGCGACTTCGAGACGCGCCTCGGCGCGCTGCGCACCGATATGCGCGTGATCGAGGCGCACACGGGCGAGCAGATCGGCTCGGCGGTGCGCGAGGCGCTCGACAAAGCCGTCGCCGCGATGCCCGCCTCGCCGGGCCCACCGGGCCCACCGGGGCGCGCTGGGCGCGACGCGGTCTTTACCCCGCCCGTGCTGTACAAGGCGGGCTCGCTGTACACGCACGGCGCCCTCGTGCAGCACCGGGGCGGGGTGTGGCATGCCAACGTCGACACCGACGCCGAGCCGGGCGAGCCGTGCGCCGGCTGGGGGCTCGTGCTCGATGGCTGCGAGCCGCTGCGCGTCGAGGCATGGGGCGAGGCGGGCGAGTTGGCGCTCGTGTATCGCTACGCGTCGGGCACCGTGAAGCACATCGCGCTCGGCTTTCGCCCGATGCAGCACGTCGGCATCTACGACCATGGTCGCGCGTACCTCGTGAATGATTGCGTGACGTGCGATGGCTCGGTGTGGCTGGCGCGCTCGATGAGTTGTGAGGTGAAGCCGGGCACCGATGAGGGCGCTCGCGCGTGGCAGTTGATCGTCAAGCGCGGGAAAGATGGGCGAGAAGGCGCGCCCGGGCCGCGCGGTGAGCCCGGGCCCCAAGGCACCCCCGCCCCGGCGCCGCGCTCGCGCAAGATCAACGGGGCGGCACCGTGAAGGGTGAATCGATCACCGCCCGCATACGTGCTTCGCGCCCGAGCACGCGCGCGACCATGCCGACGCTCGACGAGATTAAAGACGCGCTCGGCATCCCGCCGAGCGACACCTCGCTCGATCAAGCCATCGCCGACGCTTTCGCCGCGACGATCGCGATCATCGAGGCCTATCTAGGCCGGGGCATTGCATGGGGGCCGATGCTGCAGACCTTCGAGCCGGTCGATACGCGTAACCCCAAGCTTCTGCTCTATCGCTTTCCCGTTACCACGGTGCGCACGGTGACGGTCGACGACGCGCTCGTCGAGGGCTGGCGCGTGCTCAGTGCGCAAGGTGTGATCGAGTGGCGCGGGCCTCACTACTGGCCACACACCGAGTGCGGGCGCGAGCCCGTTGTCGCGATCGACTACGACGGGGGCTATGCCGACGACGCGTGGCCCGCCGATCTCATGGATGCAATCATGCGCGCCTTCTACGCGCGGTGGCATGCGACCGGCGACACCGGCAACACCGCCGATATCAGCACGGGCGGGGCGATCACCTCGCTCTCGGTCGACGGCTCAAGCATCGCCTTCGGCGAGCCCGGCGTGAATGCTGCCGAGTTCGGCGGCAAGCCGTGGCCCCCGGAATTGCAAGGCGTCGTGGCGATCTTGGAGCCCTACCGGCAACGCCTCGTGACGGGGGTGTGAGGTGAGCGCGAACTCGATCAGCGCCGCGATTCGCACCTTGCAGAATGGCATCAAGCTACTCGGCAAGTCGGTGCAGTTTTTCGAGGCGGGCGCGATGAGCGGGCGCACGGTGCGCGCTCGCGTGGTGTACTTAAGTGCCGCAGAATTGCAGAACTCCGTCGAGCAATACCCGATGCGCGTCACCCTCGACGCGCGCGACTTCGCCACCCGCGCACCGCAGAAGGGCGACACCTTCGTGATCGATGATGCGCGGCGCGGCATCATGCAAGTCGCCGAGTCGCACATCGGTGAGACGCTCGTGCAGTACACATGCGGGTGCAGCGGATGAGCACGCTCGCAGTACGCGACGCTTTTCGCGCGCAACTATCTACCATGCTCGTGCCCGAGGGCTTCGAGTACATCGAGAGCATCAATCGCGCGGAGTCGACCAAGACGCTGCCGCTCAAGTGGTACACCCTCGACTTCATGGCGAGCGATGACAATCGCGCCGCGCTCGGCGTGCCGACGCTCTTCCGCGAGAGCGGGCGCGTTGTCGTGGTGATCATGACACCCCAGCAACAACTAGATAGCGAGGCCCTCGCCGCTGCCGAGATCGTGCGCAATTCAATGTGCAATTGGTTCGATGCGACCGGGCAGTTACGCGTGCAGAGCGCGCAGCCTCCTATCGATCTCGACGGCGGTGATTTTCGCGGCGCGTTTTATGGCATCACGGTGGATCTTCTCTACCAGTACGACCGGATCGTTTAAGGAGTAGTTAGAATGGCTGTATCAGCGGACCTTCTGCGACTCGGCATAGTCCGAGAAGCGACGCCGGGGGTGACTCCCGCGACACCGGCGTTTCAATTATTGCGGGTAACTTCCGAGTCGCTGTCCTATCAACCTGAGACGCAACTCTCCAACGAATTAAATCCCGCTCGGCAAGTCAGCGATATTATTGTGACCGGCGGAAATAGTTCGGGCGAGTGCGGCATGGAGTTGTCGAGTAACCCGGGCTTCGAGTTGCTGCTCGAAGGCGCGCTCGGCAATCTGTGGGGGGGCGACGGCTTAGGCGATGATCTGTGGGTGAGTGGCTTACTACTCACGCACACCATCGAGAAGCGCTTCACCATCGACGCGGCGAATGTCGACCCGCTCAAGCAATACGAATTTAATCGATTCGTGCGCGAGATCGTCGATCAGATGGTGCTCACCTTCACGCCGGGCGGGCCGGCGACGGGCTCTGCATCGCTGCTCGGCGGTGCCATGACCCGCGACGAAGTCGATCTCACGGGCGCCACCTATCTAGATGCCGGGCAACTGCCGGTGATGGTCGGCGCCGGGGTGATCCCGATCACCTTCACCATCGAAGGCATCGATTACACGACATGGTGCGTCTCGAATCTCGTCGTCACGTTGCGCAACAACGGGCGCGCCATCATGTGCCTCGGGCAAGACGTATCGAGCGAGACGGTGCTCGGGCGCTTCGAGTGCGAAGTCGCCGCCGAGATCTACCTCGCCGCCGACACGAGTGTCGTGATGGATGCGTTTTTGAATCGCACCGAGATTGCGATGAAATTCGAGGTGCACGACTCGCTCGGCAACGGCTATCAATTCACCTTCCCGCGCGTGCGCGTCTCGGCGTGCACCGAGGTGGCGAGCGGCACGAATCAAGATGTGATCATGAGCACCTCGCTGCAGGCGCTCGTCGACACTGCGACGGTGACGCCGACGCTGCCGGCGACACCCTTCGATGTCGATAGCTGCATCCTGATCAAGCGCGTGCACGTCACAACGCCATGGCCCGAGGGCCCGCCGACGTTGCGGGAATTAAACGCGACGACGGGGGCCGCACTTAGCAGCGCGCCGGTAACACTGCACGAGGGCACCCCATGAGTGCGCAGCCTAACGCCTATCGCTTCGGCAACTTCAACGACTGGCGCACCGATCCGGCGCTCTGCGCCAACGGGGTGCCCTACGATGCCAAGGGCGGGCGCACGTTGATAGTTAGACGGGCGGGCGGCATGAATCGCAAGCTCATGGTCGCGATCTCGGGGATCTCGCACGAGGATGAGCCCGCCTTGATGCGCGCCTACGCCGAGCACGTCGTCGTCGGGTGGGAGGGTGTACTCGACGCCGACGGTGAGCCGATCCCGTACAGCCCCGAGGCATGCTTCGCGCTCTTCGAGTTCGCGCCCGAGTTGTTTCTTTCCATGCTGGTATTCGTCGGCGATCGGACTAACTACGGCGCCGAGAAGTTGCGGGAGTCGAAAGAGAATGTAAAAACCTAGCCCGGTGGCAGACGCAAGTCGGCGCGCACCTCGGGGCACTGCGCGCCCTCGAAGCCACCGGGGTGCGGGTGCCGATGCTGCACGATGAGCCCGTGCTAGCACCGCGCGAAGAGATGGCGATTGTCGCTTTTCGTGACTTGCGCACCGAGCGGCAGATAGGCGTCAACGGGGTGGGCCCGATCCCATGGCGCGCCGTCGCGGCATGGTGTGATCGGTATGAGGTATTCGAGGCGGAAGAGTTGATCGAACTCGTGCAGACAATCGACGCGGAGTGGCTAGCTAGTGGGACAACTGAAAGGCCTACCAATCGAGGGCATACCGATAACGCGCCGGCTGAAAAACGGCGCGGAGTTGTATCAGGTGTTCGCCGCTGATGCGAAGGCGCTCGATACGGCGGGCACGGTGTGGATCAAGGATGTCGCCGGGCCCAAACATAGCGACATACTCAACGCCGGCAATCCCAAGTACCACACGACCGAGATCGACGGCACGACGGGCAAGAGCGGCAACTCGCGCAGCGGCTTTCGCCCGGGCACGCTCGCCGCTGCGCACTCATCCGTGCGCTATCTATATCTCGGGCGCCAACTCGCCGAGCTAGCCAACGTGCTGCGGCCCGTGCTTCTGCAGGTGATCAACGAGACGTTTCCCAACGCCAAGACGCGCACCCTCGCACGAGAGTGGGCATGGTACGTGCAGCGCGGCGCGAGCGGCAAGAAGGGCACGGGCAAGAGCACGCCGAGCGTGCGCGTCGGTATGCGCGTGCCGCCCGACCTAACTATCTACGACGTGCTCTGGCTCGCACCCGAGGGCCGCGAGCCGGCGAGTTATGCGTGGTTTGCTAACTACTACGCGAAGAAGCGCTTCGGCTATAAATATAATATGCGCAAGCGCAAGAAGATCGGCAAGTATGTGCTGCGCAAGAAGTTGCGCGGGTACGCGTCCGAGGCTGCCATGCGCATGCGCGCCAAGAAACTCCCCGGTGTGTCGATCATGGCGATGTTTGTTAGAGAGCAACTCACCGGGCCCATTGCCGCGAGCCGACCGAAGCCGGCGAAGTGGGGTGTGCCCGTGATTCGCGTCGCCTTCGATCAGATGCTCAAGACGGTCATAGACCCCTAACTAGGTGACACCATGGCAGACGACAGACGCCGGCTGATATACGAATTGCTCGTCGAAGCCAAGGGCATGAGCGACGCGAAGAAGCAACTCATGGATGTGGGCAAGCTCGCCGAAGAGATGGGCAGCAAAATAAAAAAGGGCCTCATGGGGCTCGCGGTGACTTTCACCATCAAGGGCATCGCCGACGCGATCAGCGAGGCAAACGTGATGCAGGCGCAACTCGGCACGCTCGGGCTCAGTGCCGAGCAGGCCTCGAAGGGCTTGCGCATGATCGAAGATATCTCGATCGCGACGGGCGCCTCGATGGCCGACGCATCGGCGGTGATGCAGACATCAATACAGATCATTCAGCAGCTAGGCGGCACACTCAGCGATGCCGCGCACGCGGCGGAATCATTCACGAAGATCGCACTCAGTGAGGGCAAGAGCGCCGGTGCTGCCGCCGAAGAGATGCAGATGCTCAACTTCGCCATGCAGAAGGGCGAGGTGAGCGCGAAAGAATTCGTCACCATGCTCAAGTCGAGCAACGTGCTGCAGGGCGCCTTCGAGAGCGCGCTCGGCAAGAGCACGCAGCAACTCATCGAGATGGCAAAGGCGGGCGAGATCGGGCGCACCGAGCTTGAAGCCGTATTCAATGAGATGGTGAAGATAGGCGATAACACCACGGCGCCCGCGACGATCGAGGGCCTAACTAATTCATTCACCACGATGGCGAAGAGCCTCGTGAATGCGACGCTCGCGACGGCGGGCCTCGGCACCCAAGCGACCAATGTCTATGGGCCGCTCAACGTACTGGCTAACATGCTGCGCACCGTCACCTCATTCGCCGGCTTGCTGGTCGGGATGTTCATTAACCTATCTACCGCCGTCGTGAAGGTCGGCGTCGCGATGGCCCGCGCGGTGACGCATCCGACCGAGGCGCTACAGACGTTGGAGGTGTTGAGCGGTCAACTGAAAGCCAGTTGGGATGAGGTACAAGCCTCGATGAAAGCCGTGCGCGAGAATGCGAAGTCGATCGTCGATGGCGTCACCGAGACCAATGAGAAGCTACAGAATGAGCACGCGGCAGCGCTGCGCCGCGCCGATGAGATCGAGAAGTTAGAAGAGCGCCGGGCGAAGTCGCTCAAGGAACTCGCCGCCCTATCTAAAGATCTTCAAGATGCCATCGAGAAAGAGTCGCGAGCGCGCGAGAAGGCGGCACGCGAAGCCGAGAAGGCAGAGCGCGAGCGTCTAGATAGAGAGCAGCACGCGCGCGACGCGTTACATGCACAGTTTCTCGAAAATCAGAAAGAGCGCGTCGATGAGGCTAACCGCCTCGTCGAGTTGCGCCAAAAAGCCGCCGACGACGTGCAGGCGCAACTCGTCGCAGAGTTAGAGAATGGTTTCCCGCAATTGGAAAAGGCAATCGATGAGAGCATCGGCACGATAGTTAGACTGGGCGACGCGCTCAAGGATACCTTCGCCAGCTTATTCGAGGGCGGGATACGCAACGCGCGCGAATTCTTTCAGGTGCTCTTGCGCGGCTTCGCGCAAGTTTTCGCGCAGAAGGCGGCGCTGCAAATGGGCGACTGGATCGACAAAGGTATCGACGCATTGCTCAAGAGTTGGCCGGGCTCGACGGGCAGCACGGGCGGATATAACAGCACGACCGGGGGCGACTGGTACGGCGCCAAGGGTGGCGCCATCAATCAAGGGCACCTCATGCCATTCGCGGCGGGCGGGATAGTTAGGCGCCCGACGATGTTTGCGATGGGCTATGGCGGCACGGGGGTGATGGGCGAAGCCGGCCCCGAGGCGATCATGCCGCTCAAGCGCGGCAGCGATGGCAAGCTCGGCGTCGCGGCGACTGCGCCGATGGTGCAGATCATCAATAACACCGGCGTCGCGGCGCGGGCGCACACCGAGCAGCATAGCGACCGGCTAACTATCATCCTCGAAGCCGCGCAGATGGGCGCGAACATGGCCGAAGAGCGGATGAATAGAAGCTTGCGCTCGGGCTATGGCGCGACGGCGCAGTCGGTGCAACGCACTTACGGGCTCACGAGGCGGATGTGATGGGCGCCCTCCCCGCATGGAATGAAGCCGCCTTCGGCTGCCTCATCCGCGACGCGGCGCAGTTTCGCTCGCTCATGCGCACCGCGATCACAGCGGGGGTGCCGATGCCCTTCGTCTCGCGCAAGGGTGACACCTCGGCATCGGTCGAGCTTGCCTTCGGCATCGAGTTGGATGAGGCGGGCTTCGAGTCTTGGGTGCAGTGGTACACCACGGATCTTGCCGAGGGCTCGCTGCCCTTTACGCTGCCGCTGCCATGGGGCACCGCGCAGATCGTCGCGCGTGCGTGCCTCGTCGGCAGTTGGAGCGCGACGCACATCGCGGCGGGGCACTGGGCGGTGAGCGGCACGGTGCAGATCGAGCGCGCCTCGCTGCCGCGCTTCTCGGGGGGCGCCGATGCCTGAACCATCTCCCGAGCCGCGAGCGGGCGCGCCCGTGGCGATATGGCCGGCGACGCTGCCCGGGCCACAAGCCGGCGTCGTGCTGCTCTCGCCCGCGCGTGCCGAGCCCGCCGAGGTGCTCTTCGGCCCGATCCGCTACGCGGTGAAGGCGCGCACGGCGCCGATGTCGTGGACGTTTACGGTGTGGCTCACCGCCGATCAATTCGAGACCTTCGAGGGCTTCTATCGTGGCACGGTCGAAAACAATGGCGGGGAGTTCTACGCGCCGTGGATCGGTGGCGCCCGTATCGTCGCGTTCAGCGAGCCTTACACCTTTGTGCCGCTCGGCGTCGGCGTCGCCCTTAGCGGCACCCTCGTGCGCACCCGGATCGATCACACCATCTGCGATGCCATCATCGAAGCCATCTTCGGCGCTATCTACCGCGCCGATCTCACCGCCCCGGATCTCTATCAAGCCGATCTCGCGGCGACCGACATCTACTCGAATGACTTCGACCTAACACTCATCGCCGACAACGAGTGCTGACGCGATGCCCGCCACCTTCGATAAAGACTTCGCGCTATGGCTCACGCAACACGGCAACGAGCGCGCCGTCGCGGTGAACGTGCTCGAATTTCAGCACGCGAAGTGGGGGCCCGGGGCTGGCGTGCCCGGCTCGCTATGGGTGAGCGACTACGGTGAGCCCTTCGATGCGAGCACCGAGACCGGGCTCGCCTTCACCGCCGTGCCGCTCGGGCTAACGATCGACGTTGCCGCCGACAACGTCACGACCGAGCAGCGCATCATGATTCGTCTCGACAATGTCAACGGCGCCGTCGCGCGTGAGTTGCGCTCGCTCGACGATGATGACATACAAAAATCCGTGCTCGTCGTCTATCGCGCCTATCTAGATACCGATCGCACCGGCCCGGCGATCGATCCGCTCACGCTCGTCGCCACGACGGTGCGCATGAATCGCCCGCTCGTCGAAGTCGAGGCGAGCGCCGACGCGCTGCCGACGGTGCAGGCGGGCACGCGTTACACGCTCGAAGCCTTTCCGGCGCTGGCTTTCATATGATCGAGCACCATCCCGCACTCAAGTTAGTCGGCGTGCCCTATCGACGCGGGGCGGGCACCCCGCGCGAGGGCTTCGATTGTTTCACCCTCATGCGCTACGTGCGCCGGCATTGCTTCGAGCGCGACACCCCAGCCGGCGCACTGCCCGCCGAAGAGGTGCCGAGTGCACGGGCTGCGGCGCTCGCCATCTACCGCACGCTCGGCGGGAAAGAGCGCGTCGGCTCACCTTGGTATGAGTGCGCGCCCGAGCCCGGCTGCGCCGTGGCGCTCGGTCAATTCAAGGTCTCGCGCTTGCATCATTGCGGGGTGCTGATCGGCGACGGGGTGCTGCACGCGCTTGAGTCGTGCGGGGTGGTGTGGACACCGCTCGATCGCACGCGCGAGCTTTATGCCCGCGTGGAGTTTTTTGAATGCCGAAGCTAATCGTCGTCGCCGATCCCTTGAGCGGTGAGCGCCGCACGCACGACGTGCGCGCGGGCGAGACGCTCGGCGCCGCGCTCGTGCGCTTGTGGCCCCGGGGCATCGACGGGGGCTGGCGCATCTATCGCGACTCGGTGCACCCCGACAATGAACTCGCCGCCATGGAGTTGCCCTATCACGTCGCCATGGCCGGCGAGACGTACCTGATAGTTAGAGAGATGGCCGGGCCGGCGATCCCTTTCATCGCTAACGTCGTGATGGCTTTCTTGCTGTCGAAGTTTGCCGAGGCGCTCACGCCGGTCAAGCATGTGCACGTCTGGGGCCCCGGCATCAGCGATATCGTCTCGCCTAACAATCAGATAGCCGGGCAGTCTAACCAACTGCGCCCCGGTGCGCGCGTGCCCGACATCCTCGGGCGCGTGCGCGCATACCCGGATCTTCTTATCAGGCCGGTCGATACCTACTTCGAGGCGCAGCAAACTATTCAGCAAGTTTTTGTGTTAGGCATCGGCGCCTACGATGTCGATGATGCAAAGCTAGGCGAGACACCGCTCGCGAATATGCAGCACGACGCGCAGCGCCCACCGCTGCGCGTGATCCCGCCCGGCATCTCGGCGCCCGCGATGTATGTGCTACGCGCCTCGCCCGAGGTGCAAGGGATCAGCCTCATCTCTGACATCACCGCCGAGACGACACCCTCGCCCGGGAGTAGCTTCATCGCCTCGACGAAAACGATCAGCACGCTCTCAAGGCTGCTCACCGATGTTGAGCGCCCGATCGTGGTATCCGATTCGCTCTTCAATAACGGGGTGTTCTGGATCAAGACCGTGCCGCTCGACTCGCAGACGGTCGGCCCCTATCTATACACGGTCGACGGGCCCGTCGTAAATGAGAGCGACACCAACGCATCCTTCGCCTATCCACCCGAGATCTACACGGGCACCAAAATATGCAACTACGGCAAAGCGAATCCTTACGACATCTTTCCGCCTAACGACACTGCCGTCGAGATCATGCAAGCGACTGCGCAGCTTTTCGAGGTGGGTGATCTCTGCAGCTTTCACCTACAGACCGGCGCGATCTATCATGGCCGGGCCACCTCGGCTATCTACCCGATCCCGATCAATAACGCTTTCGTCGCCAAACACCTCGACGCCTACGGCTTGCCGCAGCACTTCCCGACGCTCTCGAATATCTCGACGCTCATCCGCGCGTATCGCACGAGCGGCCTACCTACCCGCAGCGCGCCGCGTGATGCCGAGTTGCTCACGAATGCGCCGACCCCGTGGTATGCGAGCCCGATGCCCGAGGCGGATGAGTTGTGGATCGATGTCGCTTTCCCGCAGGGCCTCGCACAGTATGAGCACGGGGCGCGCAGTCTCTTGACGGTCGACGTGCTCGTCGAATTCAAGCGCGATCCGGCCACCGCTGCGCAGGTGAGCAAGCCCCTTAAATTCGTGTACGGCACCGCCACTCCGTTGCGCTTCACGCGCACCTTCAACGTCGAGGCGCTGATCGCCGACGGCCTAGCACCCGGGCCCGGGGTGATCGAGGTGCGGCTCACGCGCGTCACAAAGTTTCAAGCCGACGAAGAGGCTCATCAAATCATCGGCGACACACGGTGGCAGCGCTTCGCGGCGGCAAAGTTTTTCGATGCCTCGAAGTATGCGAATGCGACGGTACTGTTTCTCGATCTCTCCAACTCGCGCAGCGCTACGGCGCTCGGCGAGACATCGCTTAACGTGATCGCGACGCGGCGCCTACCTACATGGAGTGCGGGGGTGTGGAGCGCGCCGGCTGGCTCGCGGCGCTGGGCCGACAACTTCGTCGCGCGCTGCTTGGCAGTCGACGGGGCGCACCGCGCCGAGGCAGAGCTTGACATCGCGGGTATCTACAAATTGCAGGGCGAACTCGACGCGCTCGAAGGCGGCACCGGCAAGCTCGGGCAGATCAGCATGACACTCGACACCATGCAAGATATCGACACGGAACTCGCACAGATCGCCGATGTCGTGCGCGCCGTGGTGTACCGCGTCGGGCGAAAGTTGTTTGTTAGCCGGGATCAAGCGAACTCTACCGCCATTGCCCTATTCAATGCGCGCACCAAGGCGCCAGCCGGCGAGAGCGTGGCGGTGCGCATGACTGCCGACGCCGATAACGATTGCGTCGTGATCCAGTGGATAGATGAAAATCACGGATGGAAGCGCCGCGAGTACCAGTATCCCGAGGATGTGCTGCCGGTCAATCCGCTGCGCTTGAGCCTCATTGCATCCAACTGGGAGCAAGCCTATCGCCGCGCGCTCTTCGAGTGGAATCGATTGAAGTATCGCCGGGAGCAGATGTCTTGCGACGTGACCGAAGATGGCCGGATGTGTCGGCCCGGTGATGTCATCAATATGACCGACGACGTAGCTAACCTAGCTACCTTCGCGGGCGAGGTGCTCGTCGTGGCGGGCGCGATCCTTACCCTCGATCGCGATGTCGAGTTTATCGCCGGCACACATACGCTCTTGCTGCGCGACGTGCAGGGCATCGAGATTGATCGGGTGCCCGTGCTGCCGGGCGCGGCGCCTAATAAGGTGGTGCTGCAGCGCCCGCCGATGGTCGAGATACGCGGGCGCGATACTGCGCGCGGCACGTTGTGGGCTTTCTATCCCGACGCTACCGCCAACGTGAAGCCGTGGCTGATCACCGGGCTCTCGATGAGTGGCCCGTATGTCACGCTCACCGGCTTCAACTATTCGCCGAAGGTGTACCTCGGCGACTCGGGCGCGATGCCCACCCCGCCCACCGAGGTGCCCGAGGCGATGAGCCCGATCACCCTCGATGATCTCACGGTGACATCGCGCAACACCGGCACCCCCGGCGTCGCGCAGTACTCGCTCACGAGCGAGGGCGATGTGCTCGCGACGGCGGGCGGCATGGCGTTGATCGACGCGGGCGACTGGATAACGACGAAGTCTAATTTCAGCCTGTACTCGGCGCGGGCCACGCTCGTGAGTGGCGCCGCGTCGAGCGGCACCTTCGGCGCGTGGCTGAATCTAGCTACCACTCGCACATGGACACTCAACGGTGTCGCCGGTGGCGTCGACGGGGTGTGGCTGATCGAGATCCGGCTTAACTCTGACGGCACCGTAGAAGATAGCGCGACCATCACCGTGCACGCGGAACTCGACACCACGCCGAGCCCGGTGATCTTGAGCGATGCGACCGTGAGCGCTTTCCACACCGGGAGCGCGGGCATCGCGCAGTACTCGCTCACGAGCGCGGGCGACGTGCGCTATAACAACGGCACTAACACGATCGTCGATCATGGCGACTGGCTCGCGCCCAAGTCGGGGATGTCGCTGTACTCGGCACGCGCGACGATCTTGGCGGGCACCTCGACGACGGGCACCTTCGGCGCGTGGCTGAATCTAGCTACCACTCGCACATGGACCTTGAGCGGCGGTGGCGGTGGCGTCGACGCTGCATGGCTCATCGAGATCCGACTCGACTCGACCGGCGTCGTGCAGGACAGTGCGACGCTCACGGTGCATGCCGAGCGCGACGCCTAACAATCATGGAGAAATTAATGGACGATGACAAAGTACAACGCGCACCGGGCGCCTCGACGTGCTGCGATGCTGCCGGGCGGATGTGTGCGCTCGCGATCAAGCCCGTGCCGCGTGAGGCGCTGATCAGAGCAGCCGTCGCGCGTGGCGATGGCACCGAAGAGCAGATGCGTGCGCGCGTCGATGACTTGCTCGCCTCGGGCTTGCTCATCGAAAGTTAGGAGGGCTCGACAATGGCAATCTATCTAGGCCGCTATGTAATTCTCACCGATCCGGCGAGCGTGTGGAGCGCGACGAATCCGCTGCTCTTAGATGGCGAGCTAGGTGTCGCCGACGTAGGCGGTGCCGCGCCCGTGCTCAAGGTCGGCGACGGGGTGCGCCATTGGTCGGCGCTGCCGGCGATCGTCGGCGGTGGCGGTGGCAGTGGCAGCGGTGCTAACTATGTGCCGGGCACGACGACGACACTGCCGCCCGGTAGCTTCGCGACGGTGGTGATCGATAACACCGTCGACCCGCCGACGATTAGCTTCGGCATCCCGCGCGGTGATCCCGGCCCGGCGAACTCGCTCGGCATCGGCACCGTGACGACGGGCGCGCCGGGCTCGCCGGCTGGCGCGAGCATCACGGGCACGGCGCCGAGTCAGACGCTTAACCTCACCATCCCCACCGGCGCCACGGGCGCCACGGGCGCCACGGGCCCCGATGGTATGACCGGCGCGACCGGCGCCACCGGCCCCGCTAACGTGCTCGACATCGGCACCGTTACCACGGGCGCGCCGGGCTCGCCCGCTGCCGCCACCATCACGGGCACGTCGCCGACTCAGACGCTTAACCTCACCATCCCCACCGGCGCGCAAGGGCCCGTCGGTCCCACCGGGCCGACGGGCCCGAGCGGCCCGGCTGGCTCGACAACGCTCGCCGATCCCGGCTCGCCCATCGGCCTAACTATGGTGCCCGGCGTGAGCGCCTTCGGCATGCGAGCCGACGGCGCGCCCGCGCTCTCGCAAGCCATCGCGCCGACGTGGACCGGGCGGCATATCTTCTCGTTGAATGGTGGCGGCACTGCCGCTGCGATCCGGCTGGTATCGACACAACCATCGATCAATTGGTTCGATCAGTCGGTCGGCACCGATGCGCATTCGTGGGATATCTCCGCGAATAGCGGCACACTTTCGCATCGCATTATCGATGACGCTAACAGTGCGGTGCGTGCCTATCTAAAGGTTACGCGCAGCGCTTTTTCAATTGCTGCCCTCGACTTCGGCAACACTACCGACAATCCGGCGTACAACTTTCTCGGCACGGGCGCCGCGACCTTTAACGGGATCGTCGATCTACTCGGGCCGCTGAAAGCATCGAGCGTCGAGGGCATCTCGGGGCAGGTGCTATCCAGTCAAGGCGCCGGGCTGCCGGCGATATGGCGCACGTCGAGCGGTGGCTCGATCGAACTCGGTTACAACTTCTCGACATCGGTCGGCACGGCTAACCCGGGCTCTCAGAAGATGTCGCTGAATAGCGCGGTGTATTCATCCGTCACGGTGGCAGTGTTCAACTCCACCGCCTTCACCAACTTCGATGCGAACACCATCCTCTCACTACTCGCAGTCGGCAATCGCTTCTATATTCAGCAGCGCAACGACGCGAGCAAGGCGGTGGTGTACGAAGTCACCGCGCCGGGCACTAACAATACTGGATACTGGACAATTCCAGTTAAGTACATCGATTCGCGCGGGACTATCTTCCCGGCGAATGCCGATCTCAATTGCGTTTTCATTCTCTCGGTGTCGGCGTCGTCGCTCGCGAACCCTACCGCGCTCGTCGGGCTCACCGCCGTCAACGGCTCGGCGACGACGGGCATGCGATCCGATGGTGCGCCCGCACTCTCGCAAGCCATCGCGCCGACGTGGACCGGGCTGCATACCTTCTCGCCGACGCTCGGCTATATCTATGTTAGCGCCTCGAATGCGTCGCTGCGATTGAATTCCACGGGGGCGCCGGCTAATAAAAAGAAATGGGATTTCGTGGTGCTCGATGCCGACGGCTCGCTGCAGTTTCGCCACCTCGATGACACACCGACCGACAGCAAGGTGTGGCTCGCAGTCACCGCGAGCGGCAGCGGCGCCGAGGTAGATAGTATTGTTTTCGGCAATATCACCAACAATCCTTTCTACACCTTCAAGGGCTCGGGCCTCGTGACGTGGGAAGCCAACGCCATCCAACACAAAAAGCCCGGCGCGACGCATTACATCGAGACCGTCGCCGGCACCTCGGTGAATCCCGGCTATATCCAATGGTTCAACGGCGGCACGCGCCTCGGCTATATCGGCTATTACAACGGCTCGACGCGTCTAACTATCAATGGCGACGCATGGGGCTGGGATTTTCTCGGCATCCCGCCGACCATCGCCGGGGCGCCGATTGTCACGCTCTCGGGCGGACAGTTGTTGTTAGGGTATGGCACCGTTGCGGCGCCGACCTACTCTTTCGCGGGCCAGCCCGGCGCGGGTATGTCATCGGCGGGCGATGGCTCGCTGCGCTTCTCAACGTCGGGAGCGATCAATCTATTTCTAGACACGAGCGGGAGTCGCATCGTCGTCTACAATAGTTTGCAGAGTGTCTACGACGGCACGGCTGCCGCGCCTAGCTACACGTGGACAGCGCAAACTAACAAAGGAATGTACAACGCGGGCACGGATGCGATCGGCTTTTCTGCCGGTGGCATACAGGTGGCGCAATTTTCCACCGCCCTAATTAGCTTTCCTTACAATGCCGTGCGGGCGCCGCAGGGGGTGCAGAGCGCGAGCGGCTTCACTAACAACGCGGGCACGCATGGGATCGTGCCCAACTCGGGCGCGCTCACCTACGGCAGCGTTTACGCCATCGGCACGAATGCGGCATACGCCGGCTATGCCATCAACGATGGCACTCAGTTTCCGACGTTTCTATCTAATGGCTCGTCGATGGGTATCTTCCTGCAGGGCACAGAGTCATCGTGGCTGCTCGCCCGCGTGGGTGCACTCGCGGCAAAAACCGATTACAACTTCGCGATGCCCTCGTGCGTGGTAGGTAGTCCGACGAGCGGCAACATGGGCGCCGGCACGATCAACGCGCAGGGGCTCTACGTCAACGGGGTGGCGGTGAGTTCGGGCAGCGGCGCCGTCGGCGCGAATCCGAGCAGCGGAGTCGGCCTCACTACCGGCAACGGTGTGGCGACGACGTTCATGAGAAGCGACGCGACGCTCGCGCTCTCGCAGGCGATCGTGCCAACGTGGACCGGCGCGCACACCTTCAACGCTCAAGCGATCTTCAAGGGTGGCAACAATACCTCGCCGGGCTGGGGCTTCTTCGGCGACGAAGATACCGGCTCATTCCGCAACGCCGACGGCAGCGTCTCATTCACGAGCAACGGGACCGCGAGCCTAGCTATCACGCTCGGACGTACCTCGGTGTTAGGCGGTGGCACGGGCGCTGCAAATACTTCATGGGTCGAGTTTAAGGATGTGACCGGCGCCGTGATGGGATACGTCGGCGATCTCAGCAGCGGCGACAGCAATATCTCGCTCAACGCCACCGTCGCGGGCGCGAATATCACCCTAACTGCCGGCAGCGGTGGCGTGATCAATATGGTGAGCGCCGCGCAGGCGCCGAGCTTTACCACGACATCGGCCCGCGCGGTGAAGCGCGAGACCGGCGCACCTCCTAAGCCGGCGAGCATCCTCGCCCGGCTGCGCCCGATTCTCTACCGGCTGCTCGCCGGGGATGATCGAGAGCAGCTAGGCCTCATCGCCGAAGAGGTGCGCGAGGTGTGCCCGCAACTCTCAGACGGCAAGACCGTGGCCTATGACCGGCTCGCGATCTTGCTGCTCGCCGCGTGGCAAGACGAGCACGCGCGGGCGGTGGCCTAACATGGCGACGGGCTTCGTAGTGAGCGGGCGCGGCGATCTCGATGCGCTCTTCAAGGCGCGCACCACGGCGGCAGCGGCGAACACGGGCTTCATCGCTGCCGGCGCCGACATCGCGCAGAAGTATGAGCAGCGCGGCGCGGCGACTGCCATCGCGGCGACGGGCTTTAAGTCGGGCGCCACCGATCTAGCTTCTATCTTTCAAGACATCAACTACTCGCCGCCCTTCACCCCGGTGACGCGCACCTACACGACGGCAGTCACGGGCGCGACCGAGACCGTGCCCGCAGGCGCAACGTCGTGCGTTGTCACGGCATGGGGTGGCGGTGGCGGTGGCGGCATGAAGTTGACATCGACGGGCGGTGGCGGTGGCGGTGGCGGGCGCGTGATCAAGACGGTCGCGGTGAGCGGCGGGCAAACCTTCACCTACACCGTCGGCGCATTGGCCCCGGGCACGGTGACACAAGGCACGAGCGGCACACCGGGCAAGGTGTCCACGGTCAGCAGCACCGCCCCATCGATGAGCATCAATGCCAACGGTGGCGGGGCGGGCACGCAAGTGCCCGGGGGCGGTGTGGCGGGCACCGCAGCGGGCGGCGACACCATGACGAGCGGCACCGCCGGACAAGCTACCGGCGCAGGCGGCGCGGGCGCTGGCGGTGGTGCGGGCGGCACGGGCGACGGTGGCAACGGCACGGCACCCGGTGGCGGTGGCGCGGGCGGCATTAGTTCGGGATCGGGCCATAGTGGCAACGGCGCAGCCGGTCAAGTGCAATTTGCGTACACCTAACTAATCAAGTGGAGGCTCTATGCTTACCGTCTCATTAATTCTCGTGATAGCCGCGCTCTTCGTCGCCATCGCGGCGGCGATGAATAAGGCGCCGCTATGGGTGGCGGTGATTCTGATCGCCATCGTGCAAGCGCTGCAGTTTCTACCCGTCCGCTAACTATTGGAGTCACCATGCAAAACGGTCACGATCACACCCCGCACCAAGGCGGGCAGCAAGTGCAAGTCGATCCTCGGCAAGCCGCGCAGTATGCGCTCATGTTTCTGCAGCGCGTCTCGCACACCCGCGCCGAGCGCGAGGCCTACGACTTGAGCGAGAGCTTGCTGCAGGCGATAGCGAGCGGGCAGGTGATCCTCGCGCCACCGCCCGCGATGCCGGCGCAGACGGCAGTCGCGGGCGAGACACCGCCACCGCAGTGAGAGCGCTCGGCATGCTCGCGCTCGTGATCCTGCTCGCGGGCTGCATGGTGTGTCGGCACGAGGATGAGGGCACGAGTCGCAAGGCACCGCACACCGTGCGGCTCTTCTGCATCTTCGCCTACTGCCATCACATCGCGCAGCCCGCCGAGCCCGAGCCCGACGGGCATGAGCGGCAGCGTGCCGCGCCGAAAGATTAGCGGCGCGGCACGAGCCGCGCGATCCGCCCCGGCTCGGGCTCGCTCGCGACGATCGCGATTGCACCGAGAGCGGCGAGCGCGCCCTCTTCGCGGGTGCGCGCACAAGCTCGCCGCGCGTGGCTGGCGATCCACGCGAGCCGGCCCGCGAGCAGATCGGCGCGGGCCCGCTGCTCGATAGCCTCGGCTTCGAGGCCCGCCAAACAAAGCCGGGCCGCTGCGGCTTCGGCTTGCGCCGCGCTCGCCCGCGCATGCTGCGCGATGGCTCGCCCGTTGTCGTAGGTGGTGCTCATGATGGCCGGCTGCATGGTGTCGCTCGTGTAAAAAAAAGCCCGCGCTCAAGGGCAGCGCGGGCGGGAGTGTAGGCCGGGCGGGCCTAGCTATCAATCGGCTAGCGCGACGGGCGCGAGGGCAGCCCGCCGACGCGCTTGTCGAGCACCCGCTCGATGCGCTTGAGCGCACGCTTCGCCCGCTGCCGGGCGAGCGCTGCCGTCGGTGCCGCCTCGATCTCGCGCCGTAACTTGTTTGCCTTGCGCGCGAGCGCCGCGCCCGACTCGTCGGCGAGCACGCGCGGGCTGCTCGCCTCATCGAGCACCGCTGCGCAGTAGGCCTCGACGGCAAACTGCACGACGTATGGCGCGCTCACCTCGCCCGATAGATAGCGGCGCATCGCGCGCGGGGAGATCCCGAGCGCCCATGCGACTTCGGTCTGCGCGACTTGCGCGCCCTCGATGAGCGCTCGCAGGTGTGGGCCGCAGTCGAGGCGGTGCTGCCCGATGTGCGGGGCGAGCGCCTTCATGATTGCACCCCGTCGAGCGCGTCGATCGCCGCGCGGCGCCGGGCGATGTCGGCGCCCACCTTGTCGCTCGGCACATCGAAGATATCGGCGACGAGCACTGCACTCAAAAGGCTGCCGCACTCGCGCGCATCGAGCGCGTCGGCATCCCCGGCCCCATCGTTGCGGGCTATCCAGTCAATTGCGTCTCGGTAGCTTGCGCGCTTCATAGAATCCCCCGCGTGATGGCTGCGACTTTGCCCTCGTCTGCACCCTGCAGATCGATGAGCCGAAACTTGCGCCGCTCGCCCTTCGGTAGTTTGGCGAGTGCGTCGGCGGCGAGCGTCTCGATGGTGCACGAGGTGTGCACCGTGCGCTCGATCATCAAGGTGCGATCCCCGAGCCCGCCGCACACATGGCAGATCACCACGCGACGCACCGAGTGCGCGCTCGCCTCGGCGGGCATGTTATCGACGCGGCGCGCCGGGCGCGGCGCTTGCTTGGCGCGGCTCATGGCGCACCCGCTGCCGGCGTCTGCGCCGGCTTCGAGGTGGGCGCGGGCGGTGGTGTCACCGCCCGCTGCGCCTCGCTGCGCGCCATACGCTTGAGCGTGGCGCGCAACTTCTTCACGGCGGTGCGCGCTCGCTTCTCGCGCGACTCCCATCGAGCGAGCCGCGCCTCGATGCTGGCGCGCTTGGCGTCGCGCCGCGCCTCGGGCGAGGTGCTCTTCTTCACCGGCGCGAGCGAGCCGGCGAGCCAGCCTTGCGCGACGACGTGCATCGCCATCTCGCGCTCAAGCCGAGCATGCGAGATGTGATGGGGCGCGAGGTGCGGGTGCCGGTGGCGGAATACGCGGTGCGCTACGTCGTGCGTGAGGCGCTCCCACCCTTTCGCGAGCGTGACATTCGTCTTACTCGTCGCCCAGCATCGGCGAGCGCGTGAGGGCAGCGGCGCCGGGGTAGTTTGATGGGGAGCACCGAGGGCGATAGCGCCGAAGGTGCGCGTCAGACGCCGAGCCGCGCGCAGTGCTTCGGCCATCGTGAGCGGCGGGCGCGTGACGCTCGCCCACACCTCGCCGACCGTGGCATATGCGCCCGTGTGTGCGGCGCTCATGACAGCACCCCGGCAGCGGTGAGCACCGCGACTATCTGCTCGCGGTATTTCGGCTTGAGCGACGGGATCGTGCCCACCATCCGCAGAAGGTCGGCCATCGCGGGCGCCGCAGCGATGAGGCGCGCATTCGCTTGCGCCTCGCCGGGCGCCATATGCGCTTGCTGTAGTGCCGCGTCGGCGATGTCGAAGTGCATCGAGGTGATCGTGTAATGGCCGTACAGATTCCACGGGCCGGGGGTGTGCTTCGGGGCGCTCATGAGCGCACCGCCTTGCCCGCGTTGAGGGTGGCACCGATGTGCTCGATCTCGCGCAAGACGTGCTCGCGCGCAGCGGTGCACTCTTCCGGGATATCGCAGAGCAACTCGCCGAGTTGATACTGCGCCGAGGCGAGCGATGCGTGCAGCGCTGCCTCGCGCTCGGTGGCGTGCGCCGGGGCGAATACGACGCGCGGGGTGAGGCGCGAGCGCATGGCCCACTTGATCGCCGAGGCGAGTGCGAAGAGGCGCTGCGCGAGCGGGTGCACGGTGCCACCCTGCACGATGATCTTCGCGACGTAGTCGAGGATGTCATCGGCGTCGGCGGCGATGCTGGCGCCGTGCGTGCGGGTGAGGTGCTCATCGGTCTCGGCGAGCCCGTGGCAGCACTCGCACATGCGCGCGAGGGCATGGTCGGCGTCGCGCTCTTCGCTGCAATGCAGATTGCAGAGCGAGCACGCGTAAACCTGTACGACGGGGGCGGTGTTATTCGTGGTGTTCATTTGTCAGTGTCCTATCTAGTGGGAGTGGGAAGTTATTAGGCGATGAAGGGCAGGCGAATGGCATCGGCGCGGTCGAGATACACCTCGGTGAAGCGCGCCGGGGTGAGGCTGCGCAGCGAGCCCGCCGAGAGATACTCGGCGGGCTTGTTGCAATCGGGATCGACGAGCACGGTGATGGT